CTTTAATCCCTAAAACACAGTATCCTTGCTCAATTCCTACAAAGTTATCTATTTTATAAATAATCTTTGTTAGTACATAAGCGCCTTCATATTGATTTGTTTTTTTATCAAATTCACGAAGAATTATTATATCTCCGACTTGGTAATCGCAATCATTCTTTCTTATTTCAAAGGTTTTGCTTCCGTTCCAAACATCATCAAAATAAGGCTGTATAAGTTTTTTATTATGTATTTTCATTCTTAAACACTCCTCTAAAATTCTTCAAAATATATCTTAATCAAAGCAAATATGCATTGAATTAAATATTCTTTATTTCCATAAAAATCAACATCTACTTTTTTAATGCTTCTTGATGATTTGGTAATTGTACAAATCGTTATTCATCACTCCAATCTAATGCTTGCCCTCAAGACGGACACTGATGCGTATATCCATATTGTGATTTTTTTAATTTAACAACTTTCTTAGGGTTACTTTTTCTTTTAATTCAAGATACTCATTGTACTCTTCTTCCGTAATTGCTACTTCTTTCATTTTATTTTCCATCTTTTCTTAGGATTATTGTTCAATCTTTTAAATCTCTTCAATGCAAATGTAGATTCCCGGCACCTCAGCCCAAAATTTTTCTACAACCTCTGAGGCTACCAAAGCATCATCTTTCCAATAACCACATTTTGTCATACAGTCCTTCAACATCTTTTGAAGATTGTCAGTATCTGGTTTAGTATGTTTATATTCACCGTTACTGTGTTTACCGGATAACGGGAAGCACCATTTAACAACAAGTCGTACCGGACCTTCATATTTTTCTTGGGGCGTATGCTTTCCCAAGTGTCCTATAAGTTTATCCTTTGCCTGCTTGAGCTCCGGCGGGTCATAGAACATCGGCTTACCATTAACGATTTTTACTTTATGCTCCTGCGCTGTGATTGTTGGTGGAATCATTGGCATAAAAAATTCAATCATCTTCTGAATTTTTCCAATCTTCAATCGTTTGTAATAGGTATTCTGCTCCTTCATCGCTGTTGATCAAGTCATGTCTATCTAATGTGAATTTGACATAATAACTAGTTTCACCATTTTTATTTTTTCGTATTGAACCAAACTGTAACTTACCAGCTTTTTCAAAACAGCGCATGAAGCAATTACCGAACGTAACAACTTCCCCATCTTCATTTTCCCAATACTTTTCGACTTTTGATTTTTTCATTTTTACCTTCCTTTCTTGCTTTGCGGTATACGTCAGTAACATTAGAAGAAATTTCCGCAACCGCAAGCGGAAAATTTCTTTTAACTTACGTATATTGTATACATGACTTAATCATATATGTACTATGTACGTGCGCGTAATATATATATACATGTAAGTAAATAGAGGGCAGAAAATAACTTGTTTTTTTCCTTTAGGAAAACCGCTACGGAAAATTTTCCTTCCGTTTTTTTCCATCTACATTTTACAAACAATACCCTCATCAACTTGAAAACCACCATGTTCTTTTAGACGATTTCTGACCGTTCTTTCTGATACTCCCATGTAATTTGCCAATGACTGTACAGTTACTTTTTCTTCAAAATTACAAGCATCATAAGCTGTTTCTATCGACGCTTTTCTTTCTCTTTTTTTAATCTCTGGACTCTTTCTTGCCTCTTTAGCTTTCTGCCATAATGGCTTAACCTCATCAGGATTAATATCACTTAAAATCCCGCTGTCATCAATCTGATGAATAGGATAATTAAACCATAGATTCATAGGTGAAAACTTAGGAAACTCTCGTAGCGTTCCTTCAATTCTCCATGCAGTAACACTTTTGATTTTATCAATTTCAGCCTGTATCATCTTCATCAAAGAGGCAAATTCTACCGCCGGAAAATAACTCCGGCAATACTCTAAAAGCTTATCGCCGATTAAACAATCGTCTTGTGAAAGATCATCTGCCCAATTATCTGATTTGCTGTTTAACCTCTTCTGACACACTTTGCAGACAGCTTTGTTAATTTCATTTTTACGAATATTTTCTGTTAACTCTAACTCAATTAAATCAAGTAACGCATCAGGATCACGTGCAAATACACCACTTCCTGAGGCTCTGTCCATTGACCGTTTATTACCTTGTGTTCCTTTTGAATGATGATGACAATAAATCACCGCTGTTCCTAGCTCATTACATATTTTATCGAACTGATTGCAGAAGTTAGCCATCTGATCGGCTGAGTTTTCATCGCCGGTAATCACTTTATAAATCGGGTCAATGATAATTGCGATATAATCCTTCTTGCTTGCTCGTCTTATAAGCTTAGGAGCGAGTTTATCCATCGGTATGGATTTTCCCCTTAGGTTCCATATATCAATGTTAGAGAGGCTATTTGGTGCCCACCCTAACGCTTGATACACATCTTTAAATCTATGCAGACACGAAGCTCTGTCCAATTCCAAATTGACATACATGACACGTCCCTTAGCACACTGCCAACCCAACCATTTTCTACCCTCTGCAATGGCAATAGTCATTTCTATGAGTGCAAATGATTTACCGGCTTTAGACGGTCCGGCAATCAGCATCTTATGCCCTTTGCGTAGGACATTTTCAATCAATGGGTCTGCTAATTTAGGCAAATTATCCCATACTGTCGATAAGTCCTCAGGGTCAGGTAAGTCATCATTAACTGATTCAATCCACTCTTGCCATTCCTCCCACGTAGATTTACCGATATTTGTATCTACTAAAAATTGTTTGTGACCATTTCTTTCAATGCCGGGCATTCTTGATAAACGTGAAGGATTTCGATTTTGTGTATCGATATCTAAACCATTTTTCTTGCACACTGAATAAAGGTAATCTACTCGTTTCTTATACTCTCTATAATCTGTGGCATCAATTCTGACGATAGCATGAAGGCTTTTGTGCCCTGAATGAACCAAGCAAGCCACCGGCAATTCTAATTCTCTTATCAAGGCATTCTGTTCAGCGATGCTAATAGAATCAGATTCAACTAAAGCGTATTTATAATCCGTGACATTTTCATTTTTACAGCCTTTTCCATCTAAAGGATTAAAGCGAATCCAAGCACCCGCATCCCTTTGATAATCACCGATTACTTTTCCAATATCCCCACCACATTTACCTAATTCCTGAATCAGCTTACCGGAAGTCCTGTCCCAACAACCTTGTGTTGGCAAATGTTTACCATCCTTTTCCCATGTTCTAGTCACATAACCTACATTTTCTGTTGAATCAAATAAAGTTTCCAAATATGTGATTAGTTCAGTTACTGGGTCCCAACTCCGTGGTTCCCGAACCTCCTTGACCTCAAGCCAGTTCCTGTCTACTATCACTTGATCCTCATTGATTACATCATCCCATCCAAGTTCATGATCATGGTCTTTAATGATTGGTTTCCATCCGTTTTCCTTTGCTAACTGCACAATCGTACCACCTGTAACAGGTGTCCCACTACCTTCAAACGTTTTCCATTTACGTTCACATTCACCACGATGATATCTTTTACTATCTCTTTGACTCCACTGATCCCAATCAGCCCAAGAATAGCCTTCGTATTTCAACGCCATGCCAACATTTATCCAAGTTTGATAATCACAATCAACGGGGTTAATATATTGCAAAAATTCTAGTATATCTACTGTCTTTTCCAAATTCTATTACACCCCTTTATATGTTGTTGGATCTATACCATGGGGCACTCGCCAACCATTTCCGGCTATACGGTCAATCAATTTTCTAGCATTGTCAAATGTCCATGTTCCTACATGCTGAAACCCATACTTTTCTAAACATCTGATTTGTCTAGGGGTCGTTAGCCCTTCACTTCTTCTTGCCTCCAGCTTCTTTAATAACAACTCAGCTTTACCGGCATTTTCAACCTCATCAGGATAAATGCCTAGCTTCTCTAATGCTGTTAACTGTTTTTGCGAAGCCGGTCCCATCTGGTAACCAAAGCTCGGTACATAGTTGACTAAATCTTCAGCTTGAATGCTCATTTCAAATTGCAATGGATCAACTAGCTTTCTTTTTCTTGTTTTCATGACTGCTAATTGTTTGGCCAATGCTTCTTCCCTTTCAGCCACAACATCTTTTTTCGCATCTTCTTCAGCTTCCTGAATATCAATCGCTTCTAAAACGTCTAATGGAAGAGCTGCTTTCGCTTCTAGTTTTTCTGTCATCTTTTTGGCCACTTCATCACTTTCACAAATCAAGTGAGCCGGATGGCATAGTTCATGCCTTTCTGTGTGCCACAAAAAGTCCAATAGTAACAAATTCTCTTTTCCCGGATATAGACGTGTTCCACGTCCTACCATTTGAGAATATAAACTACGTACCTTTGTTGGTCTTAAAACGATGACACAGTCAACAGATGGACAGTCCCATCCTTCAGTTAATAGCATTGAATTACATAAAACATTGTATTTATCTTCCTCAAAATCTTTTAACACCTGACTTCTATCTTCACTACCACCATTAACTTCGGCGGCTTTAAATCCTCGCTCATTCAAAATATCTCTAAACTTTTGTGAGGTCTTAATCAACGGTAGAAATACAACTGTTTTTCTATCTTTGCAATACTTTATCATTTCATCGGCAATACTATACAGATATGGATCTAATGCTGTTCCAATATCACTGACCTTAAAATCACCGGCTTGAGTTGTTACTTGTGAGAAATCTATTTTCAATGGCAATGTCAATGCCTTGATTGGACAAAGATAACCTTCTTTAATAGCCTTTGGCAATGTATATTCATAAGCCAAACTTTCAAAGAAACTGCCTAGATTCTTCATATCGCCTCTATCCGGTGTTGCTGTTACCCCTAGCACTTTTGCCTCATTGAAGTATTTTAAAACTGCCTGATACCCATTACTAATACAGTGATGAGCTTCATCTATAATAATCGTATCAAAATAATCTCGAGAAAACTGTGTTAAACGTTTTGGTCTTTGTAACGTCTGCACAGATCCGACAACAATTCTAAACCAACTGCCTAAACAAGAATGTTCGGCTTTTTCCATAGCACAGCCTAATCCTATAGCTTTATTTAATTTATCAGCTGCTTGTTCTAGCAATTCACCTCGATGAGCTAAAATAAGTACCCTGTCGCCACGCCGTACACAATCTTCTGCGACCTTTGAAAAGACAATTGTCTTTCCGGTACCTGTAGGAAGAACCAGGAGCGTTTTTAAAACGCCCCTATCCCATTCGTTTAAAATTGACTCTCTGGCTTCCTGCTGATATTTTCTTAGTTCCATTAAAATTTACCATGTGTGTACTGGTTGTATGGTGAGTAATTCATCTGTTGATTTTCTAAAGGATAAAATTTGCTAATATTGTTATAGTCATTACCATTGTACTTTTTGATAATTACTTTACATTTCCCAGATGCACCGATAACACGATTCCAATCCATTCTTAATGGTTCGCCTTTCTTCTTTTGACCAATAGCTGTAAAGAATTGAGATAATGCCCACTCTGTTTTAGTGTGAAGCAACAAAGTATGTACAATGTGCGTTTCTACTTGTTGATTAAAAACTTTAATGGTTAATTTCGCCTGATTACAAGCTGGAATATTTTCTGATCCGTTAAATCTTGATCTTTCAAATTTCTCTACAATAAATTGATAGTCGCCTTCCGGAAGGATTGGGAATTCCTCTGGGTCCTGAGTGATTGTATCATCCCATCCAATTTCGCCATTTATTTGTGTGTTATAATCCATTGTTTATTTCCTCCTTGTTTTAAAATGGTATTTTCTTTTGATCTAAAATCGTTGCATATACCTCTGACCATGCTGCTACTAATACGTCATAAATAAATTCAGACGGATAATCAGCGACTTTCATATCCAATGGGAAATAGCCTTTGGTCATGACGGCAGATTGAACATCCTCTTCAGTAACATTATTTGCTATCATCAAATCTCTTAACTGCTTTGGAATACGTTCATCAATTTCAATTACTTTAGAAACTTCTTGAACATTAGACACTAAATTAAAATCATCATGTTGATATGGATCTACCTCCATTAAAGTATTTGATGCTTGAGTAGCTATAGCCTTTCCTTCAATAATGTGCCTAATAACCTCATAGCTGAATTCACACTCTTCAGGAAGTCCATCTCTATTTTTAGCGTCCCAACACGGATGATGTGCTGTATACATTACTCTTTGACCACCTTGTGCTTTATGCTTTTTACCTTTTTCATCGACAGCAACACTGAAGGTCTTATAATTCGCAAATAATACCATGTCTGCCCACTCCTTTGTTAATGGAGCAGTTTGGGCTGTTGTCTTCTTTCCTAGCTTCAATTCATAGCGATCATAAGCTCCCATTTCATTTGGTTGTTCAAACTTGCGAAGAATAGCATGAGCTGTCAATACAACGTTAATATTCGCTATATCAATAACATCCTGAAGAAGATTTAAAAATCTCCCCCATTCCTCTGCGATGTAGGTATAGCCATTTCCATAACCAAAATCTTCTACTCCGGATTTGCCATGTTTTTGACATACTGCTTCAGTACATAGTCTTTCCGCCCAGTCTGCAGTATCAATGACCAAAGTGTCACATGGCCTAGTCTGAATAGCGAACTTAACTTCATCTAAAAGCATTTGCCATGAAGTTGGTTTAGGTAATCTTTTAACGTTCAATTTTTTTGTCGAACCTTCCGTGTCAATAAAATATGGATTTGGAAATTGAGAAGCAAATGTGCTTTTGCCAATTCCTTCAGGACCATAAACAACAACTTTTTGAGCGGTGTGCTGAACACCTGATGTAATTTTAAAATTCATTAGAATGTACCTGCCTTCCATGATTTTTCTTGTGATATTTGAGTATCTGTATTTTGTAAAACTGCTTCTTCAGCTGACTGAACTACCATACCATCTTCAATAATGATAGAACATTCTGAACCGGTAGATACACGAGTCGCAATAGCTTGCAAGCCTTGGCGTTCTAACCACTGACCAAAATCATCAAGTGTGTCAATATCCATTTGTTCTAGCTTATCCAAAAGCACAAATTCACACTTTGGATTCAATTTTCTTACAATTGCCGTAGATACTTTTAACTGTTCGGAACTGCTCATGTTATCCCATTTTTGACCTCTGTACACAAGCTCTGAATCTTCAACACTTAATCCCTCTAATGGCAAATCAGCGTTGTCTAGTAAGGACATTTTCTGTTTGCGGAGGTTATTGATTTCAGATGTTAAATCATTATATTGACTTCTAAATTCCTTAGCTTCATCTTCTGCCTTTTCTTTGCTCATATTAGAGCGGACCTTCACGTTAATAGCTTCAATATTTTTTAGGTTCTCTTCCAATTCCGCAGTAGATTCATCAATAAGATCTAAAGCATCTACTTGTGCAATCGCTAGATTACTATTCGCAGTATTTAATTCCATTTGTTTCGCTTCTAGCATTTTTTGAATGCGAGCAATTTCCTCATTCAAGGTACTAACTTGGTATTCATATTGAGCGACTTTTTCACGTTTTCTTTGGTTCTCACCATTTTTAGCTAAAATCTCTTGTTGCTGCTTAATTAAATCAGATGGAGATATCAGTTCTGAAGGAACATCCGGGTAACTAATCATCTCATCTGCATGTTTCTTTTTTTGATCAGCGATACGCCCAATTGTTAGACGATGGTTATAAAGTTCTTTTTCTTTCTGCTCTATTTCCGCTAATTGATTACCTACTCCGATAATATTCAATAATGTCTGTGCTTTCTCTTTATTAGAGGCACGCATAAATTTAGGTAAATCTAAAGCGAATTGATTCACAAATTCATTTAAGAGTGTTTGTCCTGCTTTCTTGCCTGTAGAATCTGTTACCTTTAAAGATGAGTTCTTACCTTTCCTTTCAACAACTATGCCGTCATCTAAGATGATTTTTAAATTAGGAGGAATGGTTGATCCATTTCTTTGTGGCTGTGATGGCTTGTAGCTATCTCCACCAAGTGCCCACGCAATTGCATCTAGTACAGATGTTTTGCCTTGTCCGTTTTTTCCACCGATAACTGTTAGTCCATTTTTTGACGGCTCTATTTTAACAGCCTTAATACGTTTAACATTCTCTAGTTCTAAAGAATTGATTTTCATTTTACATACGCCTTCTTTCTTCTGATTTTCTTCAATTCGTTTTGTAATCTTCTTTTGTACTTTTCCAAATCCCTTTTACAATACTTAGACTTGGTTTTCTTTAAATCAGCTTCGCATCTTTCAAGCTTTTCTAAAATTCGTTGTTCTTCCATTAGTTTTTTTACCTAACCTTTCTTTCCAAAAAGTAATCTTCCCAACGCTGACGTTTATCCTCTAAATAAGCTAAACGTTCTTGTTGTGCTTTATAATCAATAGGTTTCTTAAACTCGTCTAAAACAAGTTTAAGTGCATATACACCTATAATGATAATTGCCATAAAGCACATACCTGATGTCATTGATAAAATAAATAACTTTGGTGTCATGTTTTTTTCCTTTCATATAAACACTAGCACTCATTTTTTGTCGCTTATGTTTAGTTATATTGATTTTCTAGCCAATTTCATCTATAATTAAGATGAAATTTTCCTTAAATTTCGTTTTGAGTCTCTGCGCCAACAGAGGCTTTTTCCTTTGTAGATTCTTCGTGTTTAATGAACATCTTAGCTAGGAATTCAATGAGTGCATCATGATGAAACTCTCCTTGAATATGACTATCTATAACGATTGCTCTATTCCCAATCAATTCCATATAATCACCACCTTTCTTTTCTATCGCTCCCCAGAAGTAACCAACCACGATTGTTAATAAAATCTTGGGGTACATTTAATCTTTTAGGGGGATTGTGATTGGCTACTGCCGAGAAGCGATAATATTGTTGATTTTTAGCACCTCATCTAGCTATAATAGATTTATCAATACACCAGTGTTGAAGTCTAATTAGAAAGCGAGGTGAATAATAATGAATATTGCAAAATTGTATTTTGATAAGGATTTATCTATCACTATTACAGCAGACACTTTGATAAATGGATGTGTATTAGATTCAAAATGTCCAGATTTAAGTATAAGACAAATTCTAGCTCAAGCAGATATTGTGGAAATATCCAACACCAAACACACTTACTTTCTAAAATCTCCCCAAGTGAAATTTATCAAAATGTTAAAAACCAAATAACTGATTAAGAACTTTGATAACATCGAGTATTCCTTCAATTTGCTCCTTATCAAAGTCTTTTTCTAATTCTTCAAAAATTGATTTAGCTTTAATTAGTAACGCTTGCTTTTCATCGTTCTTACTAAGAGCTGAAACAATTTCTTTTACGAGTTTTTCTTTTGACTTAGTCAGCATATAAATCACCTCTATTCCGTTTTAAATAATTTACTTTCTAAATATCTACATAAATATCCATCAGAAAATTGCATTGTTAATTTCATATCTCTTAATTCCTCGATGCTATTAGATATTGCTATGACATCATTCTTGCTTAAAATACCCTTAATTGTTGTTTGTAACATGAATGATCCATCAAGATAATTGATTGTTAATTCAGCATTACCTCTTTTTTTACATTCCTCACACGTACAAAGACTAGCAACATACCCTATATCTAAATCTTTTGTAATCACATATAATTTCATGACTTATTTCCTTCACTATTTTTTAAAAATAAATTTTGCATTGTTTTATACCTCCGCTTGCGTTATATCAATGGAATATTTATGTTTAAAATATTCTATTGTTTTGTCAGCAGCAAAACCGGATAATTTTTTATCACAGTGTCCCAATCCAAATCGACTTGGTAAAATAAATGAGGTTTTAGAAACATCGACGAATCCATCGATAGCAATCATTTCATTTAAATCACGAATAAAGCGATCATATATTTTTTCTACATCTAAAGAAGAAATATATTTTTTCTTTTTGCATTTCATGCACACAAATCTAAATAAATATCCATCACTTCCTGGAAAGTTAGTAACTAATTTTTTATCAACATATACAAACTCATGTTCACAAAACAATTTACTTAACATTTGATTCCCCCTAATCCGTCCTAAACAACTCTTCGATATAACTGTCTTTATGTGTTCTATACCACTCGCTTAAAGCGGACTTATCACCTAAAAAAATAAAGTC